TTTTTTGATAATCTATTTGTGCTTGAACATATTCTGGATAATTAACAGCGTCATCGTAAGCAAAAACGGGTCTATCATAAGTTTCTAAATCTTTACGAGATGATTCAGTTAATGTATCTATAAATTCATCGTAAACGCTTTCTCTATCCTTAGGATTAAATCCACCATAAATAAAAGCATCTTCGTATAAGTTAGGAATAGCCGCAAAAGTAAGAGCTTCTAATTGACTATATCCTAAAACATCTCCATAAGTTTTTCCAGGATTGTTTTCTAAAGGGGTACTAGCATACTCTTGTATTTTACTATTTTTTAATGCTTCGTATTCTTCGTTAGTCATTACGGTTTTTTATTGAATTGAATTATTTTTAATTTGTATTTATCAGCCGTAGTAGTGTCAATAGGAACTGGGGAAGATGTTCTACCCGTTTCTCTTATTTTTTTCATTGCTGCTATTCTGTCTCGTAATGAAATTAAAGCAGGTTGATCGGAATTTCTCGTATAAATATCTTTAAATTTGTATTCATCATAATTAGTCCAATCAAAACCTTGTGGGTTTGTAGGAGTAATTAATGTTTTATCTTGTTTTATGTCGTAATATTCACGTAGAAAAGGTTGTTGTAATGGATCACTAGTATCATAAAAACCAGAACGTATTCTGTTCATACTCATTCCTGCTCTAATAGAAGCATCTGTTTGATTTAGCGTAGTGTCAAAAAAAGATAAAAAAACATCATGCAATGTATCTATATCTTGAGTTGCTCCAAAACCGACCATTTTTAAATGATAAGCTAAATCTTTATCTGATAACGTTCTACCTGTTTGTCCATTAGCAGCAGCTGCTGCATAAGCCGATTGTAATAGTAAAGCGGTTACTCGTGCTCTTTGGAAAGCTACGTCTTTTAATAAATCTTTTTGACCAAAACCAAAACCGTTTTCTAATCCAAGATTTTTTAAAAATTGTTCTCCTAAATCTGCAGTATTTTCCCACTCTGTTAAAATTTTCTTCATTTCTGCTGGATCGTCATTTTCTATCGCAATTGATAACTTTGCATAAAGTTGTTTAGAAGCTGTTCCATTTCCTTGGGTTGCTAATGTAAGGTTTTTACCACTACTTGATGGGTCTCCTCCATCTGAAAAAAACATTTCGGATAACCCTTGTCTTTTTCTACTAGCTACAGTGATAGATTTAAACTGTTCAAAATTTGCTCCAACGCTATTGAGTGCATTTAATCCGCCTGATACAGCTGTTAAAGGATTAAGTGATTTATCCTCTTTTGCTTGAGCTACTAATCCCATTAAATCTTCGGCTGAAACTGCAAGATTAATTGAAGCAGTATTTCGTTGAGCGAATTCATTATTTTGAGCATACATTTTTTCTACTCGTGGATCAGTTGTGCCTCCTAATTCTTTTAAAGAGATATTTACAGGAGCAGGAATCCATTGTCTGCTTTGTTGAGAAGGGTCATTTATATCGACATACCCATCTTTAGCATCGTTTTGAATATAATAAGTACCGTTTACATAATTAGCTGATCTTGAATCAGAAGGTCCTCCTTTTTGCAAAGCATTTACATCAGTCATAAGTAATTTCTGACCTGTATCAGTTAATAATTTATTTATTAAAGATTGTTTATTAGTTTGTGTAGTTAATCTACTTTTTTCTTGTGCTGTGTTTAAATTTGCCGCACTTTTTGCATAATCATCGCCACCTCTACCCAGTGAACCCGCTAATATTAAATCTAATATATCATCCCCGCCAAAATTGTTTTTTGGTTGATCAGGTCCATAGATTTTATAAGCTTCTAATTTAGCTTTGTCTATTGGTAATAGATTTTCTGCATCTGCTCCTATTGATTCAAAAAAAGCAGAGTCATCCATTAATTTAGGAGAGCCTTTGAAAAGACTTTTTAACCCACTAAGAGCAAAAGGTAATAAAGGAGCTAGTTTTTCATCTAAATCAGGTTCGGGAGTACGTCTCGGTGCAGGTCGTCTAGCAGTTGGAAATCTCATCGGGCTTGGAGATAATTTAACATCCATTATTCCTCCGCCATCTTTAGGTCCGCCGAAGGTTGGGAAAGGTGTGTACTGTGATTGTGCCATTAAAAGTAAGTTCCTAAACCACCACCATAACCACCACCAAAACCGCCACCATAACTACCAAAACCGCCATAACTACCTGCTCCTTGTGTAGCTCCGCCACCTGTTTGACTATCAGCTCCTGGAGCTGTTTCTCCTGTACCGCCCTGCCCTGTGTAGTTTGCAGCAGAACTTGTTGAGTAATCTGTAGGGTATTGGTAGGGAGTGTTATATGGAGTCGAGGGACCTGTCATATAGTTATTAGGAGTATAAACTCCAGATTGTACAGGTGCTTCTCCACCAGCATAACCATAACCACCCGCCATAGGTCCAAGAGAAGCTGTAAGTGCTCCAACATTTTGCAATGTTTGCATAGGTAAATTATATTGACCTGTATAGTTTTGGTAATTTAAATCCATTAATGATTGTTGTCTACCTCTACCCATACCACCCATACCCATCATAGATGAAACATCTTGTTGTTGTAGTTGAGGTAATAAACTAGCCATACCACCGTACTGTCCACCATACCCTGCTAAAGCGTTTGCTCCTGATTGTAGTCTTTGTTGTTGTGATTCAAATGCTTGTTGCGACTGGTTAGACGCGTTTTGATATCCTTGATTACGTAAAGCACCTATTTGTTCTGCTGCTCCTCGTGCAGTATCTCCAGCAAGTTCACTACGTCTTAATCTTGATCTAGAACCTCCAAAAGCTCCACCACTTACTGCGTCATCACGCATTCCCATATCACCCATAGCTAATCCTTCTCTAACATCTTTCATAGTTTGATCAACTACTTGGTCTTCGTAAGGATTGTAATATCTTTTTGCACTGTTAGGGTCATAACGGTTAAAACTATCTCTAGTTTTTTGAGCCGCTTGGTTTAATAAATTACTTTGTTGCCCTAAATATGGTCGATAACTACCTATCGCTTGGTCTGCCATTTGCATACCATAACGTTCTCTTGGATCAAAGTTAGCTACCCTTTGTCCTGTATAGGTATATGGACTTGAATTTTCTGCACCATAGTTTTGAAACTGTTGATGTAAAAACTGATTTGCATACGGAAAAATACCGCCAGACAGCATTTGTCCTATATAGGGTGCGGGAGCCTGACTTGAAAATTCTTGATCTTCTCTACTAGCCATATCTTTTATTACCTGCGTTATTAAATTTATCTAAATTAGCAATACCCATAGCATGACTTCCGTTACCTGCTGCGTCTACTGCTGCTTTGGAAAGCATATACTCTCCGTTACTTGCCATTACTGGAATTAAATCGTCTTTTGGACCACCTGGACCGTTCATAGGTCCTCCGTTAGGCATTTGATTATTCATAAACATTTTTCTATTTAACGCAGAACCTTCTTTAGCAAAAGTTACTTGCGAACCTCCTAAAGGAGTTATCTTATCAAATTGACTTCTTCTTCGTGCTGCGTTTCCTAATGGTTTGGTACTAACTGAGCTGCCTTTTTGTTCTTTAGGTTTGTGCATTAAGTTTTTACCTGTAATTAATCCTGCGTCTACAAGTGCTTGAAACATTTCTGGATTTTCTTCGGCAAAAGATTCAAGACCTAATAACTTGTCGTTTACTGCTAAAGTAGTAGGAGCCATCTCAGTTATTTGTGCAGCATCCATAACAGGTGAATCCATAAGTCCAAGAAGAGATTCAAGACCCATAGAAGTGGGACCACCAACTGCTCTTTTTAAAGGACCGCCGAAAGCTAATCCCATAATACCTAATTCTTCAGGATCTATTCCTGCTTCCATTAACATTTGTAATAATTGTCCTTCGTCTGGACTTCCTTCTGTACTAGGACTAGATGGATCTTCAAATGAAAAATCTGCAAATTCGTTAACTTCGCTTCCTGTGACAGGACTAAATTCTCCGCCGTCTCCTGGATTTATACTTGGAGATGTTCCACTACCAATAGCACCTCTAGGATCATTAGCGGTATTCGATTGATATTTCATACCAATTAAAGAAGCTAACGCAGGAATAAGAACTGACCACATTAGAATCTACTCCTAGTTTTAGTTTTTTTCCCTTTAGATGAGTATACGACGAAGTCAGAACGGCGTCCTTTCTTGTTTAGGTATGTTTTTTTATCAACTCCAGTCATCTTTTCTCCAGCGTATTTAAACGTATATGCGAGTTAAAGCTCTCCTCGTAAACTGCAGCATAAGCTGATACATTGATTATATATCAAAACGTGTATATTTTTAAAGGTTTTTCTTTACCTTTTACTTTTATCGGTTTTAACTCTTTTAAAGAATACCCACATAACTGTTCAGTAGTCTCCCCTATTAACACATCTGCACCTGCTTCTTTAGTTGCTGATTCTAGCCTAGCTGCTGTATTTACGCAGTCTCCAATAGCAGTATAATCAAACCTAGTATCGCTACCCATATTGCCTATAACAGCTTCTCCTGTATTTATTCCAATACCTATAGCAATAGGAGGAATACCGTCAGCTTCAAATTCTTTATTAAGTTCTACCATATTTATTACAATATCTTTAGCACAATCTACTGCTATCGATGGGTGGTTAACTAAATCTAAAGGAGCATTAAAAATAGCCATCATTGCATCCCCAATATATTTATCTACCATACCCCCGTGTTTTTGTACTGCAGATTGCTGAGCTGTAAGAGCTTTATTCATTATATAAGTTACTTGTTCTGGAGGTAACGATTCAGACATAGAAGTAAATCCTCGAACATCGGTAAATAAAAAAGTAGCAGTTCTTTTTTCTCCACCTAGTTTTAATAAATCAGGGTTCTTTTGAAGTTGTTTAACTTGTCTCGGGTCTAAGTAATGCTCGAACTGTTTTTTAATTTCTTGTCTAAGTTTATACTGTTCTCTAAACCTTAAATAGAAAGCAATAGCTCCTGTTATAAACTGACTTAATAACGACCACGTTACATCTATTAGTAATCCTGTACTTATTGTGTAAACTCCGTAGGCACCCGTTAAAGCCATCGTAAGTAAAGCTAGACTAATACCCCAAGTTATACCTAAATAGCTTATAAACACCCATACGAGGCTTACGGAAACTAAATAAATAAGTAATTCTAAAGCTAAAGAATAGTCTGGAATATAGGGACTATCTTGTATTAGTATTGATTCAGCAAGAGCCGCTTGTATTTTATGAGGCTCAACTAACCCAATAGGCGTTGCAATTTGGGGCATTACCCCATTAGCAGTAACTCCTACAAACACAAACTTACCGTTTACTTCCATTTCTTTTAAATTTGTTTCAGGAGTATTTACCCAACTAATCCATTTACGACCAAGGCTATCAGTTTTAACTGGAGGTATCCCACGTATAGCTATCTCTTGAATACCGTTGTCATTAGTTGTAATAATATATGTTCTAACATTAAACAATGCTTTATATATCTGCATACCGAAAGAAGCTACCCAACCCTCAGGAGTTCTTAGTAATAGGGGAATTCTTCTGACTAGTTGATCAGCTTCAGTGGGAGCAACGGCTATTCCTTGTAATATATTATTGTAAGTGTAAAGATTTTCCTTGACTCCCCTAGATAGTATACCTCCAATATCTTCTCCTTTAACTACTGTTCCTGTAGTTTTAGGGTATTTATTATTAGGAGTTTCAAACATAGCTAAAACACTAGGAGCATATCCTAAAGACCTAACAAAATCTTCATCTCCCCCCATTCGATCTGCTTGTGGGAAAGAGATAACCCAACCTACCCCAACAGCTCCTTTGCCAAGAATTTCTAGTTGTATTTCTGCTAACCTTTGTCTCGGTAACGGGTAGCCTCCTTCTCGTTCTACGTCTTCTTCTGTTATATTTAATACAACAAAGTTACCACTAGGTTTTTGTTGTGTTACTAATGAATCAAAAGTTTTTAATTTAAGTATT